TGAAGAGTATGCAATGTGGATATTTCGTAATAGAGGAATTGATGAATATAAATCTTATCTTTCATCTTTTAATCCTATAGAGCCAGAAAATAATATTCCAAAACTACAAATTATTGATTGCCCAGTTCTTGTTGAAGCAATAAAGGCTTGCAGTTATGATAAACCCAAAGATAACAAACCGGCTGAAGATATTGCCGAATTTGAAGGTGATGACCCTATTGATGGTTTACGCTACATAGTAGACGCTGCTGAAGCTTTCTTTGAGGAATCGAAAGAAGAATTTGAAAAGGTTCAGAAGCAAGAAGCATTAGTTCAGAAATTGAATAATTCTGGTGATTGGACAGCCTTCTACCGCAATTCATTAGCATTGGAAGAGGTTGATAAAGTTCAAATGGTTTCAAGGTTTCATAGGCGATAGGAGAATGCTTAAATCTTTCTTTGCTTGGTGGCATCATCTTTTAAATCCACATTGTCAATTCTGTATTGATGAAGCCCAAGATAAATTGGTTTGTCAGTCTTGTGAGATTTTGAAGAATCAACTTAACATATCTAATATTGAGAAAGAACGGCTTCTTAGAAAGCTATTGGATACACCAGTAGAAGTTACATCTGTAAGAGACGAAGAACTAAAACCAATACTTCCAAAAATGGTTCCGTGGAACGTAAGAAAACAAATGCTAGAATCTGAAGATAGAGAAAAAGCTAAATTAATGCGTAAAGCACAGAAGGACTCTCCAAATCAATCTAGTTCTCCAAATCCATCCATAGAAGAATTAGAGAAGGAGTTGGGCGTTGATGAATCAAATGCAGCCAGTTAATCCTTCAATTGATTTTCTTCGTAGGATGCAGCTTGCTCAGAGTCAAGCTCCTACTGGTCAAAGAGTAGGTGATGTAGTTGGTCCTCCTTCTACTGCTACTGCGCCAATTGCTAATAAGCCACCAGCTTATGTAGAACCTCCACCACAACAGCCAGGATTATTTGGTGTTAGCCAGCAAAGAAATCAAGAGCTACAACAGCAACGGCAGCAGCAACCATCACTAGTTGGCCCTTCTCCCGAAGAATTAGAATTATTGATGAGAATGATTTCCTTCCAAAAGGATAAGCAGCAAGCTCCAAATCCTCCATCTTGGATTTCAGGAGTAAGAGGATAAGGTGTTTACTATAAATCTATCGGGGAGTGACTGGACTGCTACGTTTGAAACTGAATTTAAGCTGGCTATGGTAGATTCTTTAGCTACATTACTAATTAATTTGATTTTTATATTACATGCACAAGCTCCTGTAATTAAAGTTATTTTTAATAACAATATTTTTCGTATTGAATTTGTTGATGGTAGAATTTGGAAGATTAGGATTCTAACTCAAAGTATTAACCCAGAAGTGAATTATTTAATTCCAGAAACTGATAAATGGGTTCGTAGTTTTATCATCCAATACATAACTCCAATTCAGAATACTATTCAAGAGTTGAATGCAACATTTCATCTATCAAAGATAACTATTATTCATCTTTGATGAAGATTTGTGTTAGGAAGGTCAGGAAAAATGAGTCCATTATCAAAGTACTTTAAGGGAAAGGGTGAAAAAGTAATGAGGTCAATGAAAAAGCAGTATGGAAAAAAGAAAGGTAAGGAAGTATTTTATGCTACTCATAACAAACAAAAAAGCAAGGTAGATTTGTCACCATCAGATAAATTCAAGAAAAAACTGAACTAATATGACTGATGTAGAGATAGCTTGGGTAGCTGGATTACTTGAGGGAGAAGGCTGGTTTGGAATAAACGGATATTCTTCAGTTATAACGTTGGTTATGGCAGATTTAGATATAATCAAGAAATTCAAGGCACTTATTGATTGTAATAATAGAATAACTGTTAGACCTAAAGCGTTTAGCCACCATAAAGATACATACTCTATAGGAGTTTGTGGTAAGCAAGCATTTATACTAATGAATCTTATAAGACCATTTATGGGAGAGCGTAGAGGAGCTGTGATTGATGATGTCATTCTTAAATGTGAACCTTATTACAGACGTATTTCTGATAGTAAGTGTAAAAGAGGACATGATATAAGTAGCCCTAATAGCCGCTATCTGTATCTGGATGGGAGTACCGCATGCAAAGAATGTATTCGTTTAAGGCATAGAAATAAAAAGCTCTCTACAGGTATTAAGCTAGTATCATGAAAAAAGTTCCTGAAGACATACAGAGACTTTTAAAAACAGTAGTAGACCACTGTGATGAAGAAGACCTTAGCGTAAGAGAACGCCAAATTCGTAAGTGGCGTAGGTTCAAGCTACTTTGGGAAGGATTTCAGAGAGTTTGGTATAGTGAAGTTGCACATGATTGGCGCATTTGGGATGCAGAACAGAATGAAAGTTCTGACCAAGCACATTATGATAAACCCATTAATATCTTTAAGGCTTATCTAGAAAGCATCATTGCTGCTCTTTCTATTACAATTCCTCCTATTAAATGTTTTCCAGATGATGCTGACAATAACTTAGATTTAGTAACCGCTAAAGCAGGAGACAAAATTGCCCAACTGGTTTATCGGCACAATGATGTTTCTCTTTTGTGGCTACATTCTCTATTCATTTACTGTACTGAGGGCTTGGTTGCGTGTTATTCATATCCAAGAGCAGATGAGAAATATGGAACTTATGAGAAAAAGAAAACTGAGGATATAACTGAGGAACTTGAATCTGTTACTTGTCCTGAATGTGGATATAGCATAGAAGATAGAATTATTCAACCTGGTGACGAGTCTCTATTGGTTCAGAATGAGGGACAAAATCAAGAACCAGTAAATAAAGAGCTAATCAATCAGGAAAAGGATGAGTTTGGTCCTGATAGTGAAGATGCTGAATTGCACAATGCACTAATAAATCAAAATAAAGAATTATGTCCAGCATGTATGATGCTGATGGACCCAGAGATTAAGAGAGATAAATTTATTACAACTCGTTTAGTTGGAGTTACAAATTTACCAAAAACAAGAATGTGTCTAGAAGCATATGGTGGTCTTTATATTAAGATACCTAATTATGCTAAAACTCAATCTGATTGTCCATATTTAATTTATTCTCATGAAGTTCATTATGCAATGGCAATGGAAAAGTATGAACATCTACAGGGAAATGAAAAATTACTAAAGCAAATTAGCCAAAGAAGCCCTGGTTCATATAATCAATATGAACAGTGGGGTAGACTATCACCACAATATCAAGGAGAATATCCAATTAATGTAGTTACAGAAAAATCAGCGTGGCTTAGACCTGCACAATTTAATATATTATCTGATGTTGATGATATTAAAAGGTTAAAATCTCGTTTTCCAGATGGTGCTAAGGTAACATTTGTAAATGATGAGTTTGCTGATGCCAATAATGAAGCTCTAGATGATTCTTGGACTCTTACTTACAACCCTCTGTCTGATTTCCTTCATCATGAACCTCTTGGCAACTCACTTATTAGTGTTCAAGAAATTACGAATGACTTAATTAGTTTAGTATTGCAAACTATTGAACATGGTATTGGACTAACGTTTGCTAACCCTAAAGTGTTAAGTTTCAAAGCATTTGAACAAACAGAAGCCGTTCCTGGTGGTGTATTTCCTGCTACGCCGCAATCAGGTCAATCATTAGGTGATGGATTCCATGAATTAAGAACTGCTACCCTTTCAGGTGAAGTATTGCCATTTTCTCAGAATATCCAATCACTAGGACAGCTAGTTTCTGGAGCTTTGCCATCTTTGTTTGGTGGTCAATTGGAAGGCTCTGAGACTGCAAGTCAGTATTCAATGAGTCGGGCTCAAGCTTTACAGAGATTACAAAATACATGGAAAATATTTACATTATGGTGGAAAACTATTTTTGGTAAAGTAATTCCAATGTATATTAAAGAAACTAAAGACCAAGATGACGAACATGATGTTCAACGAGATGATGATGGTAACTTTGTTAATGTGTTCATCAGAAAAGCAGAGCTTGAAGGTAAGATTGGTAAGATTGAATTAGAAGCTAATGAAAATCTTCCTTTAACATGGTCACAGAAGAAAGATGTTGTAGAAAAGTTAATGACTAATGCCAATCCTGAAATTCTAAAGATTATTTCTGCTCCTGAAAATTTATCTTTAATTCATGAAGCATTAGGTTTGAATGATTTCTATGTTCCTGGTGAAGATGATAAAAATAAACAGTATGATGAGATAAAACAACTATTAAATTCTGAACCTATAGAAACTGGCGACCCAATAATGCCAGAAATGCCATCTGTTGAGATTGATGAAGTTTTTGATAATCATGCAATAGAATTTGAGATTTGTCGTAAATGGATAACATCAGAAGCTGGTAGATTAACCAAGACTGATAATGAAGCTGGCTATCGTAACGTTTTGTTGCATGGAAAATTGCATTATCAAGTAATTAAGCAACAAATGATTCAACAACAAATGGCTGCTCAGAGTGCTGGTGCTCCACCTGAGAAGCAGAAAGAAAATCTTGAAGTACCCATAAGTGGAGAAGCAAATGTTTCGACAGTTCAGTAAAGTTCAATCTGAATTACTTGCACCGATTGAACTTGAGGGTAAAGCTGGTGCTGGAGTAATTGATAAGGGAGAGTTAAGTAAAGAAGATATTATTGAATTTTTAGGAGATGATGATGTTGATGAAAAACCAATTAAATTAGAAGAGAAAAAAGATGATAAGGATAAAAAAGAAGAAGCAGATGAAAAAGAACTAAAAGCTAAACATAAAGATGATGATGAAGAAGATAAAGATGAAGACAAAGAGAATGAAGAAGTTGACGAGTTAGAAGAAATTGAGCAGGAATTAGAAGAACCAACCGAAGAACAGTTAGAGCTTGTAACTCCTGTTCGGAGACGTGAAATACTTAAGAAATTCCCAACATTATTCAAAGAGTTTCCATATCTTGAAAAGGCTTATTATAGAGAGCAACAGTTTACTGAACTCTTACCTACTATTGATGATGCTAAAGAAGCTGTTGAGAAA